TATTCATTTAGCCCGATTGTGTACTGGTCGAGAATAGAGTAAGCCTCTAAGTCGATAGCCTTCTTTCGCGCCATAATAAAATTATCGCTCTAAAAGTATGTTGTAGATCTCATCGACACGCGAATTGAGTCGCTTAATCTCCGACAGCAAGTGCGTGATTACATAGCCAGCCAATCCACCCACTATCGCAAGCGTGGCAATATAGAGATTCAACATGTCCGTCTGAGTCATTTTTTAGGTGTCGCATAACCGAAGATGCCAGCAACGATTGAACCAAGGATTGCTCGGTAATCAAGTGCGAAGTTAGATGTAGTTCCCCATACTGCTAGGAATGCTCCTATAGAAACTATTGCTGGGTGCTTCATATTCATTTGCTTGCTCCTAGTAGTGGGACTTGAAAGAACGAACTATCTTGATCGCCCTTGATACTGAAAGATATATGGCAATGATGGCGGTGCTTATTGATGCCTGTATAAGTTCTCCAACGCCACGCACTTTTGGCGCTTGCAATCTTGCCATCGAAGATGATGTATGAGATGCGTTTATCAGACTTTGCCAACTGACGAAGTTGATCCGCCACATCAGGCATGATGTCTGGCTTCGGCTTTCCTGATAAATCCCGGTCAATGTCAATGGCACGAACCCAGCCTTGTGCATCTGGATTATGGTCAGACTTACGAGCTGAGTGGCGACTATCGCCGATCCAGCCATCCGAGGTGCGATCACGATCGCTGAAACAATCATCGAACTGTTCGCGAAGTTGTTGACCAGCCTTGCATAATTTAGGTTTCATCCAAGTAAAAGTGATGCTTCTTCGGCTGTGATGCCTAAGCGCTCTAGCAATGCAGCCTTAGCAGTTGCCTTGGCTTCTACTTCAGCAACTCTTGCCGCTTCTTCGGCGATTTTTGCTTGATGTTCTACCAATTCTTCAGCCGTCATTTCGCGATCTGAATAATCGCCAGTAATAGCATCAAAAAAAGCAATTTTAGGTGTTGGCATATTCGTTTCCTTAACTGTTCTGGTAGCCATAGACTCGGATTGTTCCTGTAAGTGTTGTTGGACCTGTTAAAGTAAATCCATCAAATTGAGTAGATGAGCTTTGTTGCCCGTATCTAAGAAATAATTCTTCATCTGAACCATAACCAGTAAAGCATTTAAAAGTTGTTTTTTCTGCCATATTTGGTCTAAAAAGTTCTATTGTTCCTGCAAATCCTGGATCTGTTGGATAAGCATAAAATGGTTCCCATACCGTACCGCGTGCGCCCGATACGCTTGTTCCAACAGCAGTAAGATTTTGTACCCCGTATCCAGTTGTTGTATCTGTTCCTGACGCTCTCAATCGCAAAGTAGTGTAGCCAGCGGTTCCTGTTGTAGTTGGTACATCAACAACGATTAAATAGTTTGCATAAGTTGAAGTAAAGCAATTATTAACGCTGATGCTTGTTGCTGCTGAAATAGAAGTAGATGCAACTAAAGTTAAACCGCTTGTTGTAGATATGGTTGCCCATTTTAAACCAGTTGCTGTTGTTGAATCTGCTTGCAAAAGTTGACCATTTGTGCCTACCGCTAAACGAGCTGGAGTATCTGCCGCGGTTGCAGCAATTAGATCGCCTTTAGCATCGACTATTGCATTCTGGATGGCGTTTGAATCATCTTGGGCTACCCAGGAGAAGTCAAGATCGCTGCCTGAGGCTTTAGCTAGTACCTGACCAGTTGTACCGCCCTTTAGGTCGACTAGAGCAGTATCAATATCCTGCCCAAGTGCAGCAATGGCGGTAGCGCCATCCTTGACTAAGTCTGTCGATTGGGGAATGTCCCAGCCGAAGTTGGTTGTTGTTGTTGCCATTAGGCTACGACTCCTATCGCGTTGATCCATGTAAGGGTTGGACTTAGGGTGTTCCAAGTCTCTGCTGCGTTTACCTGCTCCCATTTTACCGTAACTTGGGAGAAGTTTATTGGAGAAGCGTTAAAAGTAACGCTCAGGTTGTTTAGGCTTGCTCGGAATGTCCAGCCTTCGATATAGCCTTGAAATGAGCCACCAGTGATATTGCCGGGTAGGTTCTGAATCCATACTGGCTGACCTAAGAAGATGTTTATTAAAGCATCTCGATCAGCATCATCGATCTCTGGATTTCCTAGAACGAAAGTTATAGCCTCAAATTTAGGATAAGGGTTGGATCGCAGTTCGATGTATCGATCGGCTAAAGCTTCTGCATCGGCAGTATGTTTAATCCTAGAAGTAAATTCTTCAGCATAAACGCCGTAAAGACTTTGGCTAGTTGGATCTGTAGCAATGTAAGTCTGGTTGGCGTTGTTATCGTAATTGATAGTAAAACTATTGCGAAGATCGCCTGCTCGAGTAGTAGCCGATAAACCTAAACCATTGGCATGGTTAGCATCTAAGGTTGTGTAACCGTTAGCCGCTAAATAATCTTGACGGTGTGTTTGATCGGCATACCCGATATTGCCGTTTGCATCCTCATAAAGAACGCCAAAAGCCGAATTAGCAATAGCCACGCATAAAGAATAAAGATCCGTGTTTGAAGATGAACGGGAGATTAACGTGTAATCGCCTGGTCGATCGATTTCGCCTAAGCCTAGATTTGCAGCATTGTTCCAAGTTTCCGTTGGGTCATAGTTTGCCCAAGTCTGCGCCGCTGGCACTTCATTCCACTGGCCAAGCAAATACCCTGAGAGAAGGGTATAAATCTGATCGCCATCTTGATCTTGGCTTAACACTCCTGGATCGATGATTCGAGGCAGTTTAGATAAGGCCCCTAAAGCGGTGATAGTGGCAACTGTTGTAAAACCGATATTGCCTGCCCGGTTAACCCCAATAGTAAAATCAGAGATATAGCCACCGAAAATAGGAACATAAGCCCCAGATGAATTAGTTACCTCAACTGTAATTCCAGTTCCAACCGTAAAGTTATAACTTGAATTATTGAGGTTCATTAATTGGACTTGGCAATAGCCTGCAAGTGGCTGAGAATTGATATCTGTTCGGCCTGAGGTAATTGTAAGGTTAGCGATAGTTACATCTGTTACCTCAACGCTATTGATTAAGACTTTATAGGAAGGGGTATAAGCGGTCATTAAAAGAATGCCGCGCTTCCAAGGGTTCCTCGAGCTGAGGAATCGTTAAGAATGCTTACGATCTGTCGAGCGGTTGATTCGCTATCGATCGCGCCATTGACGGTGATGTTGGTTGTTCCTTGGCCGCCGACATAGCGATATGCGGCGATTGGTTCGTTAGGCATTGATGGAGCCATTGGTGCGGCTGCTGGAGAAGATGCCCCAGTTTCAAATGATGCGTTGCTGAATGGATTTAAAGCCGATCCAATTTGCTTAGATATTTCAATTACTCGCTTGATCTTGTTGTAAAGATCATCAAAGAATGAGACTACGCGAGCCAAGCCATCGATAAGAGCGCCTATGGCTGAGCCTACAATTTCGAATGCTTTGCCTAGAGTCTTGCTCAGAATTGGTGCTAGGACATCTCTTGCGAATTCAGCAACATTCTTGAATAGGTTAATAAGCGGCTTTAACTCATCGCTGTTTTCGCTTAAAGAATCTCGAACTGTGTTGAACGCTTTACGAAGTCCATTAGTAATCGGTGTTAAGAATTCAATAACTGGGCGTAACTTCTCGCCGAGATTGTTTGTAAAATCTGCGATTGCAGGAATTACCTTGTTAACAATGATTTCGACCATAGGAGTTATGGCTGTAAGTATGTAAGAGCCTACGGTTTCCTTGCCCTCATCGAAGGCGATCTGGAGCCGAGTTAACTTGCCTTGAAATGTATCTGCTTTAGCCGAAGCCTGGTTCTCGAAAGTGTCTGCTAATTTTGCGGTAATCTGATCCATGCTCATGGTCTTAAGTTGAGCGGATGTGAGTCCTATGCCTAACTTGCCAAGCGCGGCTGTATTGCCTTCGGCTGCCTTGGCCATGGCGTTAGTAACGGCTTCAAGGGATTTGCCTGAACCTGCTGCAACATCGATCGCAACTGTCTGTAACTTCTGAGCCTTTTCGACATCTCCAGTTGCCCGGGCTAGTCGCTCTAGCGATGGGCGTAGATCATCATCTGTAACGCCGAATGCCAGAGAAGTCTGGGTTATGTAATCTTCAGTAGCAGCAATCTGATCTTCAGTTGCGCCAGTTACATTCTTGAGAGTAAGGGCTAACTTTTCTTGAGCGGCTGCATCTGCGATGGCTGACTTAACGCCATCGATGGCCAACTTGCCTGCATAGGCTACGGCTGCTGCGCCTGCTGCTGCGAATGCTAATCCAGCCTTCTTTCCGAAGTCTGAAACTTTATCGCCGAACGACATAACATCTTTATCGGCCTTATCAAGATTCTTAGTGAAGTTATCGACATCAGCAAGAAGCTTGAGCGTTAACGCTCTTGTACCTGTTGCCATTAGCCCCACTCCTTCAAAATCTTAGTAAATGATTCTGTCCATCTAGCAACGATCTGCGGTTGAATCTTGCGAAGCGTTGGATAGATGAACCAGCCCTTAGAGCCTCGGCCTTCGCGGCCTGACCAGACAGGGAACTGCTTATATTTGTTAGATCCGAATTCAGTACCGCCCCAGATATCTCTAGTGGTTGCTCCACCTGAGAACTTCTGAGAAGCGAAACCATAAGTAATCTCACCGATACGGCTTGACTTCTTAACCCTAGAACCCTGAGCAATGCGCCCAGAAACTTTAGTGTTATTACCTCGGCTTGCAGTTTGAATAACCTCAGCCCGGGCAAATTCAGCCAGAGCGCCTGATTGGCGCTTGGCCTCATCGTTGGCTTCCTCACCCATATTCTTTAGAGCTTTGAATACCTGGCGCAACTCCGTCTGGTCAAGTGCTACTAGTTCACTTGCCATTACGCTGCTCCAATACTTCTATAGCTGTGAGAATATCCTCGGCAGTTTGCCAGTGATCCATTGGAATCTGTGTGGCTATTG